AAGTTTAAGGTTTGCAGCCGCTGCTTGTGCGTTTGCTTTCCCTTTAAGCCAACCTCCGGCTAGCTCCGTAATCGGTCCTATTAATGCCTGAATCATACCATTACACTCCCGTATAAGGTCATTTCAACGTTAAGCACCCATTCAAGTGCTTTAACCATTAAGAAAACTACAAAATCTTCAGCGGTTGTCATAGCTTTCCTCATGCACAACTTTTGTAGGCGTCACCGTAGTTTTAGACTCCTTACCCATCCAAATACCGAAACAGCCTGTAAGTGCACCCATGCACACCGATACTAGACCTGACTGAGCTACAGACGGGTCCGGCAATGACATAAACCAATGCACCGCTTGGTAAGTTAAAATTGTGACCGCCAACATCATCAAACGAGGCAGTATCTTCCAATCATCCAGAATTGTGTGTGCCATAGTAATGCTCCGCTATGCGTTTATTTGATGTGATTATAACTACTTTTCCATTTTTGTATACACACCAAACATTTCGTCGAATCTCTATGAGTTCTACCACCGATCCAAGTATACGCCTAATAAATATATAGCCCCTACAACTCCTGATGCAGCTAGAGCTATTATGGTAACTGTTTGGATTGTCTCTATCTGCTCGGCACGGCGTTGTTCTGCGGCTTTCTTAGCAGCGGCTCTTTGTTTTCGCGCTTCGGCTTGCCACTGAATCCACCTATCCCATTGGCCAGGTCTACCATACAAACGGATATAAGATTCGAGTTCGCGCCGTTTTTCTCTAATGTCTTCAAGGGCTTGGAACTCCTCCCAATCACCCTCTTCTCCACCTGTTATAGCAGTGAGTGGACTGTTCTTCTTTTTCTGTACGGCTTTCTTGATATCGTCTTCGGCTGTAAGAAACTTACCCACTGACGCCATAAGATCAGCGCCTTCACGCCCGTTCTGAATGCAGGTGCGAATCACCGAATACGCCGCGTTAGCAGCCGCGATAGTCTCCAGAATAGCCATAACACATAACTACCTTTTAGCCTCCATAAGGCGATCTATCTTCTCTTCTATCCTGTCAAACCTAGATACGATCTGGTTCATAACCGCAGAACTGTCAGATTTTGTGACGTACTCTTTAGCCATTTCTTCACGGGTGCGGTTTAATAGCACTTGAAGACGTTGCTGTTCCACATGTATCGCTTTTATAATCCACCCACACGCAGCTATAGCTACAGTTAGTACGCCACTCCAAAGCATATCAGGACTTAGTTCCACCAGATTACTCCCCCTCAACGGGCCAAATAACAGAATAAGGAAACCCGTCTTGAGAAGGAACATCGCGCAGAGCTTGTCTGTACCTCTTTATACGATCGGGCATTACAACGTCAGAATACGCCATCCAGTCGTATTTTGCTAGTTTACTATTTCTATGACCTCGAATATTATCTTCGGCCTGCTTTTGTGGAAGGCGAACAACTTCCCAACTCTGCACCCAAGACCCGTCTACCAGTGTTACCTTACTCTCTAACTTTTCAGTTAACGACTGGTAAGGAGGCCGCTCACTGCGTTTTACAGGAAACACCCCGTAAGACGCAAACAGACTGTCTGAAACTTTTCTGGGAAAACTTGTGTTGGGGTGTTCTCTACGTAAATCGTCTTGACTATAGGGAAACGAAACAGGCTTTCCTTCTCTAATCTTTGCATACACGTTTCATCTCCTTACAGCGTCAGCTTGTAAATACCGAGCGCGGTTGTCACGAATAAATGAACCCCATCTAAGTTAATAAAAATACGCTCGGGGTCCGCTAACTCAGAAGGTAGTGTATATGTCTGCGTTAAAGCTACTGTTCCTGTGTCCCAAGGAGTTGTAAAAGTATACTCAGCTAGTTTACCGCCATCCCCTAAAACAATCATCTTTCTTCCGTCAGGGTCTAACGCCAAGCTATCGACGGTACTTGTAAATGTGGTGCTTATATCTAAAGAGTATTCATCGTAACCAAACTGAACGATAGTGTCTGAAAGATCCCAAGCAGTACTTAGATCACCCCTAATGATCTGGTCATACCCTGTGTCTGCCTGAAAAACCTTTGTCCCATCTGAAGAAATGAAAAGACCGTTGCCGACCCAGTCACTCCCTGTGCTCATAACAGTGGTAGAACTCGTTGCAGTTCCTATAGTGCTAATATCCCAAGCCGTAGACAGAGGATATATTGCAGCATTAGTACTGGATGCTTTCCCCACTATGATCTGAAGACCATCGCTCTTAAAACGTACATTTTCGTTACTGAATGACCCCGGAAGAGCGAATGTCTGGTCAAAAGAAGCGGTAGAAATATCCCAAGCAGTAGACAACGAGTACTCATCCAAGGCTCCAGAGTTTACAACGTACATCTTTGTGCCATCCGTCTTAAACTCCACACCCGTAGGCTGTGTCCCCTCTGTAGAAACGTCTTTAACGGTGGTGTAGGAGGCAGTACTCACATCCCAAGCTGTGGACAAATCGTACTCATAAATAGAGTCGTTTTGTTGTCCCGCAATGTACATCTTTGTGCCGTCAGATTTAAACGCCAAACCCCATGGATTATTATCCTCCCCAGAAACTAAGAAAGAAGTAGTCGAAGTGGCTGTTTCCAGATCAAATGCTGTAGACAAAGCGTACTCATAAACGCGGTCATTACTGGCTCGAATCCAAAACATCTTTGTGCCATCGGGTTTAAAAAACACATCTCTGGGACTAGAACTGCCAATCACTAACGACTGCCATGGAGTAGGACTAACCAGACCAGGAAGGGAGGTGATAATACGATCTGGCACCCCTCTTTGGCCTGCTTGTACGACCATCCATAGCCTGTCTTTATCTGCATCAATCCAAATATCTTTAGCACTTGTTCCGTCTATAATAGCGTTAGGAGCGTTGACTACAGAAGAAGAAGAGATAGAAGATATGTCGTCCGCGGTTCCGAGCGTCCAACTACGCCCAAAAATATTAAAAGCATCTGTTTGTAGTGTGTAGAAATTTAACCCATCAGAAGAAATCGAAGAACCTTTTGCAGCATAACTATTGTTTGCATCATATGTTGCGCTAGGAGAGCCTATTGCAGGTGCGCTTGCCAAAGCATACGCAGTGCTTAAATTATACTGAAAAAACTGATCCGAGGGTGAAGAAGACTGAGTAAGATAAAGTTTGGTCCCCGCACCATTAAGAGAAACCCCTGTAATAGTTTTATCAATAGTATCATAGAAGTTCGAGGCAGGGTAATCCACAGTGAATGTACTAATGTCCCAAGCGGTCGATAAGGTTCCTGACATCAGGAAAGATGCGCTTGATATAAATGTATTACGGACGTAAAAAAATATCCTCGTGCCAGAACTGTCAAACGTCCACGCGGATGGAACTTTATAACGCCCCCAATCCATAGAAACATTTGTGGTAAAGCTAGCTGTTGTTATATCCCAAGCAGTGCTTAACGCATATTCGTTTATAAGACCTGTAGTCGCCCCTCTATCAATATAAAAAGCAGAACCATCAGACTTAAACCACACGTTTCTTGGGGAAGAAACTTTTGTTCCGTCGTTGGGGTCAAACGAAGCCACATAAGTTGCCGTACTTAAATCCCAAGCGGTAGACATACTATATTCAAAGATTAGATCGCTGGAATCTGTGTGATAAAGATGAGTGCCACTTGAATCTATAAAAATACCTCTTGGGTCATTAGAGGAGACATTAAGGTCTATATAAGTGGCATTAGAAAAAGTACTACTCGTATTCCACGCAACTGACACATCGTAGGAGTAAATACGTTCTATGGCAACCGAATCGAATACAAAAAATATTTTCGTGCCATCCGGTTTCCAGAAAATACCTTTATGCACCTCAGTTAAAGGCGCATTGTTCTGTCTAGTATGCGACACCGTGGTTACGTCATAGGCCGTGCTTAAATCAAATGTCTCAAGTCTTGTGGCACTTAGACCAGCATCTTCCGCAAAGAAAACCTGCGTACCATCGGGCTTAAAAAACATAGAAAGATTTGTGGCGGCCACATTATCCGATATATCTACGACACCACCCAAATCTGGAACACGAACATTATTCAGCGTCCAGCCACTCTCTGTGACGTCCGCTCCTGCCCCCATAGATAGTTTTCGAGTAATCGACATTAAGCCATCGCCAATCCTGCGGTAAACCCATACCACGTTGCACCATTATCGGAGGTGAAAAAAGTAAATACGTCAACCGCACCTGCTGTTGTTGTCAGAGTCGGAGCTAACGCCGAAGGCCAGACAACAGCAGGAGGCCAAGATACCGTAAATCCACTAGCACTTGCGTCCTGTACAATTTTAAGCGTAAACCCAAAGGCTCTTCCACTTGCAGGGGGGTTGGTAAACGAAAACGTGGTGTTTTCAGAAAGCGTTGTAGAAAATACGTTACCATCCCTACAGTTAACGGTAGTTGTGAGAGAGCTAGAGGACACCGTTGTTTCATCCTCTACAACCCCACCGTCAAATATAACCACGCCATTTGCATCTGCCGTAACGGTTTTGCTGGCCTCAGATGTGCCCAAGGTTGTTATGTCGTTATAGTTCACTTCTGCGGCGGTTGCTGTTACCCCCAACTGCGATAGAGTTATTGCTAGGATAGACGTAAGGTCTACAACCTGCGCACCTGATCCAGCCCCATCGCTATAAATAATTGCGGAATCGCCATTGGCTACAGTAACATCTCCACCCGTGCCTTGTGTGAATATAGCGTCCTCTCCAGAGCTATTTTTAACAAAGTACAAATGCTCTGCATCGTTGGGACTTATAGTGACTGTGTTTGTTCCGCTAGGTGACCCACCTAAAATAAGGAGTTTGTACTGACCATCAGAAAGCGTACCATCAGAAAAGGACAAGGTATGTGTTGTCCCAGACAAAGAAATAGTACCAATTCCAGTTGCTAAACGCTCTAAAATCTGGAGGTTTGTGTTTGTTGCCGTGCCCCAAGTACCTGATCTTTCACCTGTACCTATAAGCTCAATGCCTGAGTTTTGTGTATATGTACTCATTTTAGAATCCTATGCCGCCACTTCTGTCCAAATTGTTTCGGTGGAAGGTGTTATCTCAGTATAGCTTGTTCCGGGGCTTGGAGCAATGGTTGTATACACGGTGCCGGGACTTGGAGCAATGGTTGTATACACGGTGCCGGGACTTGGAGCAATGGGTGTATACACGGTGCCGGGACTTGGAATTATTTCGCCCCAAATAAAAGGTATTCCAATCTGTCCTACAGCTGCTACGCCAGTCAAAGAAACAATAGCGTCACTTGTAACGGTAACCTCACCGATATCGGGGACAGCTGAAAGTCCTGTTACATCAATAACTGCCGATGCTTCAACTGTAACCTCACCGACAGAAACAACTGCTTCTAAACCTTCTAAGTAAACAACTGCGTTTCTGCCATCTTCCGCTAAGGGGATGGAAGATATCGGCATAAACCCAAGCATTGTTTACTCCTTTAATCTAGCGTCTTTATGACTTCCAGTAAGTACGACCAGACGTGATGGTGCTATTGATGCGCGTCATGTCTTTGCCGCCATCTGTGTACTTGCTGTCTAGCACTTCCGCTTCCAAGTGCATGACCATGTTGCCGACTTGCTTTTTCTTTTCAGCATCGCCCTCATGTTCCATCTTCATGCCGTTCTGGATGTTTTCAATCTGATCGCACATGTGCAGCAACTTTAGGTAGTCGCGGTCTAATTCATTTACAGCCATCTTAGTTTCCTTCTAGTGTAGCTATACGCGCCTCTAGCGCATCACATTTAGCCGACAACTCTTGCACGGCTTTTACAAGAATAGGATACGATCTAACGTAATCCGCTTCTAACTTTTCTGGGTTCGCCCAACTCACCAAGCGCGTGCGTGATGACGATGAGTGGTCTAGCTCAACATCGTGCAACTCTTGTGCAATAAACCCGATGTCTGGCTTTGCACCTAATGACCCATCGCGGCGGTTCCAAGTAAACTGCACTGGGCGCATGTCGTTGATGAAGTCTAAGCCATAGGGAATGTCTGCGATTGCAGTCTTATCGCGTTCATCTGACAAGCTGCTGATTGTCTGTACGTTGCAGCGTAGCGTGGCAATATTAGTATCGCCAAGTGTGATTTCGTTTGTTGCAGTTGCGCTTGTTGGTACTGCGTCATGTCCAAGGCACGTTACATTGGAGCCTGTCGTTAAAGCGTTGGGCGATACAGCACCACCTTCAAGATGCCCTGCCCCATGACCCAACAGGGTGTTGTCACTACCTGTCGTTAAAGAAAAACCTACAGCACCACCCACTCCAACATTAGCGCTGCCAGAAGTTACATTACCAAGTGCGCTATTACCTAAAGCTGAATTTTCTCCTCCTGATGTTAAATCTCTAAGACTGTCGCGCCCAACTCCCGTGTTGTAACCGCCTGTCCCACCACCATAACCAGCTTGATACCCAACAAAGGTAGAATAATCACCGCCATCCATATCATAGGCAGCTTGATGGCCTATCGCTACGATATAGTTGCTACTACTTACGGAACTATACATCGCTTGATATCCAATGCATACGGACTGGCTTGTTAAACGAGTAAAACTTCCAATACAAACACCATAACCAGATGTTGTGGTTGTTACATCTGAGTCGTATCCTATGCCTACAATATGGTCACCAGTGTATACGTTATTGAGGCTGTTATGACCTATGCCTATGTTATAATATGCGCTGGATGTGGAGCTACGACCTAAAGCATCATAACCCACTGCAACCGATGATAAGTGGTTGCCATCTGACATTGATTGTGCACCAACGGCTACGCTAAAATCCCCATAATTATCATTACTAGCCTGATAACCAATCGCGACTTGGTAATCTTTTGATGCGGAATTATAGTTGCCAGCGCCAGAACCTAAATATGTGCCGCCTGTTAGAAAGTCGCCACCACCACTATATGCGCCAACAGCTGTTGTGCTGCTATCTGTTGTGTTTTGCGGCATGGCGTCCATGCCAATTGCCACGTTAGCACCGCCTGTGGTCAAATTACCGCCTGCCGAATCCCCGATAAGCACGCTGTAATTACCTGACGTTAATGCGTCACCCGCAAATGCCCCAACTGCAATATTTCTCAAGCCCGTCGTCAATGAACTTAACGTGCCGGGGCCGATTGGGATACTGTAAGCGGGAGCACCGGGGTCATCAGGCCACGCGCTTTGCCACAGCATCGCCGTGCCAGTTTGGTTAGGCAGCGTAATCGTGCGGTCTGCGGTTGGGTCTGTAACGGTTACAGTTGTTTCAAAGTCGTCGTCGGTAGCACCTTCAAAGATGATATTTTCGGTCAAGTAAATCCGACCTTCTACATCAATGCCTGTTGACGTGGTGTTTAGTTTTAATGATGAAATACCAGTAGATTGATCTGTATATCTAAGCTGCGCTTCCCCACTTGTTCCATCTGCTATTAATAAAGAAGCATAGCCGCCATTATTATTTTCTGCACCAATAAAAACACCTTTATTTGCAGCATGGTTTGTGATGTAAAGGTTGCCAGTGTTGTTGTCTATAACTCCTGATATTAAACCAGAGCTATGACTGATTTCTAGATCGGAACCATCCCCAAAGACAGCTTTGTCATTGTCGCCAAAAGATACATCCCCAGTAAACGCCCCGCCACTCGCTGGCACAATATCTTCTGCCGCCGCCGTAATAAACACAACTGCATCGCCCGACAAATCAAGCAATGCGCCCGTTGAACTTTCTGTCAGTGTGCGTGAAAGCGTTGTTCCTGTGGCCGTATATGTACCTGTCCCAATTTCCCAGCTATCGCCATCTTCTATTGTGTAACGTACACTGTCGCCATCAGATACACCGCCATCAGCAAACGATTGATAACCTGTTTCGGCACTGCCTAGTGTGATGGTGCCTGTTCCAGTTGTGGACGTAGCGACCTTAACGCGATTGGCTAGAACAACCATTTTTCACCTACTTATGAAAGTTGAATAACACCGTTGCTGTCGTCAAAGTTGAACGTAAAGCTGTCGCCGTCATTCAGTGTTAGTGCAGAACCATAATCATAATAACCCAAGATAGGATCAGCGGGTGATGTCACTGTGTCATTGTAGATATACAAATATTGGAACGGGCCAACTGATCCACCTGAAGCTGTCACCGTCAAATCGGCCAAGACAAGTTTATATGTGCCGCTTGTCTGCGATGATGATGTTGTAGTGATGTTTCGTGATGATAGGTTTGTATAAGAAACTTCTGTCACATTACCCAGAATGCCATTGCCATCTGATGCAGGGTTAGATGTTTCTGAAGCGGGTGCAGTATTCGACAACGCAGCAACGAATTGATCGCTCTCTAAGTCCATATTATGAACCATGTTTAAAACTGCATCGTTTACCTTGTTGAAGGATGCCATGTGAGGAACTCCGTAAATTAAAGCATATGCAAGCGCATTCTAGCGCATTTGCGGTTATTTGCAAAGACTAGGTTGGCGGTGCTGGCCATGTCGGGTTTGCAGGGTCAGTTGTGTTGGACGGCAAATCACGCAAAGCCTGTCGATAGCTGCGCCATGATGCCTTTTGGTCATCGCTTAAAGGCGCATCTGGCATCTGCGTCCAATCAGTAGCTTTGAGCTTAGTATTTCTATCAATGCGCAATTTACCCCAATCAAAATCACTCATTTCTTCACCTCTAGCGCAAATAAACCATATACGATGCCTATGACCGAAGAAGTATTGCCACTGTTTGCAGTTATGCGAACCCCTACAGTATTTGTCCCCGCTGATGCTGTAATTCGCATCATGTAGGCACAAGGTAATCCAAAGAAGTCTTGCACGGGTGCATTTGAAACAGCCCCTATTCCAGATGCTACACTGCCATTTTGCAGAATGCTTAGATTGACCGTATCACCAGCCGTAGAGGAACCCGCTGTCCAGTTAAAGAGGATAACCAATTCTGATCCACTGTCACAGTTTGTAATTGATGCCGTTACGTCTTTTGTGCTGCCAGCCGTAAGGGTAAATGCACTTTGCCCACTTGTACCAGCCTTTGTTACTGAATTTGCTGCAAGTTGTGCTGTATCAACGCCACCCGATTTGATAATCAGGTTGCCCGAACCGTCACTGTCTAAGGTTACGTTATCAATTTGTATTTGGCTTGCTGTCAGGGTTCCGCGTATGGCCGCTGAACCAAATTCAGCAAATCCAGTGTCGCGTTCTATTTTCCAGCCTGACGTATCAGCAACATAGTTATCGCTTTCAAGGTCAGCGGCAACTTGAATTGCGCCAGTTGGTGTGGTGAATACGATCGTTTGCGCAGATGTAACTCCGTCAATCGTCACCGTGAAGGCTGATGACCATTCCTTGATTGATGTATCTGTTATGTCAATTTGCGGCTGCGTTAATGCCCAACCTGACGTTAAGCCACTAAATGATGCGGTTGATACATTGTAGCTAGTGGCAGAAGGTGTACTTGGCGCAGATGCATCTGGTTCAAGTAACTGATAATAAACACGACCTGAAATAACCGTATCACCAGTATCACCATCAGCACCTGTCGCACCTGTCGCACCATCGGCACCATCTTGCGGGTCAGCTTCAGTTGTTACAGCACCAGTGCCAGTAGAAAAGTCAGACGCATTGCCCGTAAAATCTACTGCTTTAAGGAAGTAATACCGTGTTGTGTTTTGCGCTAGACCACCATGCACAAATTCGGTTGCGGCTGTTGTACCTAATAAAGTTGCGCCCGTAGATGTATTGCTGGTGTTTACATAAATCTGGACTTCCTTGAAATCATCATCAGTTGGATTTGTCCACGATATAAAGTTAGAGCGATACCCACCAGAACCGCTAACTGATGTAGGTACAGCGGGTGCATCTGTATCCGCATCAGCGGTAAATGTTACATCAGCTTGGGTTCCCACATAGCCACTGTCCGTAATAGCGGCAACGACGAATGTATAACTATCACCATCAACAAGAAAACCTGTCTCGAAAGAATTGGTGTCTGTAGTGCTTTTATTAAAGATACCTGTTGTGTTGTTCTTATATCCTACAAGATAATTACTAAGGAAAACATTATCAGGCACATCCCAAGTCAGTGTAGCAGTAACGGTGTGCGTTCCATCAGTCGCTATATTTGTATTTTGTGGGGTGGTAACGGCTAAGTTTGAAATGTCCAAATTCGCCCGTGGATCAGGCAATGTGCTGCCATTGCTTGTAATGTCAGCTTCTTCTGCCGTCCAACTAAATGCTGCCGAAGATGTTTCGAGTAGTGTAAGTGCAACGCGCAGATCACCCGCATCGCCATCATTCTTAAACTTCCAGCCGATAACCTCAAACTCTTTTGATGACCATCCGTAACGGTCAATCGTCAAAGATATAATATCGCCGCACTCTACCTCAAACGCCTCTAGGCCAAAGTCAGCCGTGAATGTCATCTGCTCACGACCACGGTATAGCGTCATCTTCGCTAGTCGCTGCGCCATAGCTGATGACGTTGTGAATGGCAGTGTAAGGTCTAGCGCACTTTCCACATCACTGTCGTCACTGATAAATACGTCTGAGCGTATTTCAGGGTAGTCAGCCTGAACGTAGCGATTTTCAGCATCAATAAATGTGCCGCGCACGATGTTAAAGTTGTCACGCCGCGAATGCTTCGTTTGTAAATTTATTTCACTGCGCAGATCATCAAGTGTAAAGGTTTTTACAGGTGAGACATATTCTCCAACCTTTAGGTGCCATTTCCCCGCGCCCCAGAACAAAGTGCCAGCGCAAGCCGTCATCATGTCGCCCAAGATGTTAGATGGTGTCCTAGCTAGGCTGATAACACCGTTAATTTCATAACGCTTTTCTGTTAATGAACTGCCGCGCACCGCTGTACCAGTTCCACTGCCTACGCCAGTTGCCGTAAATGTAACCCCTACTGTATTTGCGCTTGCACCAATAGCAGTGAAATCTGTCGTTCCGACGGTTTTAATAGTGTAAGACTTGCCAACAATAAAAGACCCAGCATCTGTTGCAGCTAGATTTACAGTTTCATCACACGCATCTGCCGCAACCTCAAAAGATAGACTTGCTGCGTCGCCGTCGTTGTCTAAACCGTACGTTGATGTCAGATAATCACGAATACACAACGCAGCATTTGCACTGTATGAAGTTGTGCTTGTGCGCGGATCGTAGACCTTCTTGCCCTTAACTTTAGCTGTAATAAGGGGTATTCCATCTGCAAATATATTTTGGTTGTAATTAAATTTGACATAAAGACAGGCAATGCCCTCACCTTTAAAATTGCTATCTTCATTATTTGTTGGGTCTAACCCATCAACTTGCCAAGATGGCCGCTCATCAGACGCTATTGGGGAAGATGCGCCAGTTATTGTGGAATATATATTTTGATTATCTGCGCCCGTAAACTTTAAGATTTGCACCCTTTTAAGGCCATTACTATCCGTCCAATCATCCTCATCCACAAATCCATCTGCATCTAACGCAACAACTTTATCGTTGAGGTAGATGTCACCAATTTCTTCCACTTCGTGACCCGCAAGGCAGATTATTTGGTGTAGATAGCGATTTTTGTATCCATCATTACCCGTGGTAGTTTCAGCAAAAGTAATTATGCCTCCCTTGCGTACTTCACCGTAAACTATTTGTTGTGGGGCAGTTGCTTCTCGAATGTTTACAAGCAAGTTTTGAATGCCAAAGTCTGGTTTTGGCCCAAGGGCAGCCAATGCCCATGATGTGACTTGGCCTACACCAACATAAACTGCTGCCGTAACCAAAAATTGCCCGAATCCTGATGTGATGTTCAGTGCTTCAATAACATAAGCTGAGATAGCTTCAACGCGCGGAACACGATCCCAATCATTCCAATTCTTAATTGTAATATCGCCTAGCTTGTACTTCATGCCTTAATCCACGCGCTTTTGATAAAGTCTATCTGTTGAGAAATTACACCTTTCTCACCCAGAAAGATAGCCTTTGTGCCTATCGCTATGCCTAGCGCATCACCTATAACCCACCGCCTTGCACGATCAGTCGTAACCAGCGCACCCTTCGGCGGTATGCGATCTATGCGCTTCATCTTTCGGTCAATCGCTTCATCAAGAGAATTAGCCTGAAACACCTTACGCAGTTCGTCGCGCTTTAGGTACAGACCATTCTTTGTGTATTTCCCAACCCAATCGTCGGCCCAACCTTCGCCGTACATCGCCCGATACGCATTGTTGGTGAACATAAAGCAATCATTTGTGTGCCACTGAAACGGCACATCACGCATCTTGCGTATGTACTCATTCAGCGCATCAAGGTCAGGCTTCATCCCTACCCCAGACAATTTTCGTGTCTTGCAATCCCTGCACCCAATCAAAGAACGTGTCGGCTGCGGGATCACCACTGTTGCCATCGTCTAGCCACTTACGTTTTCGCACCTGAGCATGACTTTCTGACGTGTAACGGCGCACGTTAGGACGCTCCAGAATAATAAGACGGCTCTCTACTCTCAGGCTGATCGTTGACGTTTCACCACTGTCTTGGATCGTCATTTGATCCATGTAGCCACGGAATATTTCCACAGTTTCGCTGCCAATACCCCAATAGATTGTCACAAGCCGACCTTGGTATTCTTCTGTCAGCGCATAAGTCAGGATCGTAGATGATATGCCACTCAGCGTAAGCGTAGTGCCACGCGCAGATAGGTCTGACGCTTCTTCTAGCCCCTGAATGGTAAGCAAGCTGCCTGACCCAGTGTAAGTGTCGCTGCCAATGGTTTTGTCACCGTACCCTGTCCATAGACGCACGTTTGCCGTTTCAAACGCCAGATCAACTGCGTAGAATGGCTCAATCTGGTCTGCGTCTATCGCCGTAAGTAATGCCGCTGGAACTGTTCTCATAGTGCTTCAAACGCTCCGAATGTGATGCCGTAAATGCTGGCCTCATTGACTGACCAGCTTTGCTGATTGCTTGCAAGTCTAAATGTACCTGATGCACTGGTCAAATCCGCTGTAGCTGATGATGCTGCATCGCGTAGCGCGGGCCATATCTCAAGTGTGCCGCTGCCGCTTTGATCTTCCAGAACCTTGTATAGGCGTGTACTTGTGCCTGTGCCTAATGAGAAATAATCGCCAGCTTTTAGCGTACCCGTCATCGCCACAGTTACGCTGCGATCCCCAACTGAGCCTGTGATAGTCGCAGAAGTCGCTGTGCCGCGCACTGAGGTGGCAGAAGGGTCATTTAGTAAGAATGTACCGAACTGACCGCGTAAGCTCATCAGGAAGGCAATCCACTGATCTGCGTCGGCGCGTTTCATTGGTGGCAGTGTAATATCAGCTTGCCATGCTTCGCCGCTGTAAGCGTGGGCCTGACCTTTTAGCGTGAAAGGCGACTGACTATAGGCAACCGTATTGACCGCCCGTAGTTCAATAGAAGCAATGCCCGTATGTGACGGCAGGGTTAAGGGGTACGAAATCATGTCCATCTCCCATGATTTTTGTGATACATGTTTTCACATTCAGCACTTTTTCTCATACGAACTGCCTCCGCGAAACAACCAGAATACCCAACATACTGACTTCCAATCCGAACCTTCCATCCTTTTTGGTGATGATTAATGCCAAGAATACCGCTTCTGTTATCGGCTCTGCGCTTTATATTCCTTGCATTCTGTGTTCTTGAAGCACCTCTAAGATTTTTAATGTTATTGTTATCTGGATTGCCATCAATGTGGTCAACTTCATCAGGCCAATAACCGTGATGAATAGCAAATATTACTCTATGCTGAAGTAACCTTTCACCGCAAAAGCCTATATACCAATAGCCATTTTTCTTTTTATCGCCAGCTATTTTACCCGCCCAACGTCTTGTTGCAGACTTAGTTTTAAGTTTGTTTTTCCAGATCAACTTACCATCTTGATATCTAAGATATTTTTTTAATTCAGATATAGAAGCCATTATGCAAACGCCCTTCCATATGAACCGCCACGCCGTTTCGCATCCGCGACCGCCGCTTTCGCGCTTTCCGCAATCTGTGGCATCAGTGATTTGATCTCTGTGCGCACGGTTTGTTGTACGCCTGTTGATACGTTGATGGTTTGGTTTACCACTACTGAACCGCCGCCGGCCATCTTATCGTTAGGCACGATAGAACCGGTGCGTGAAGGCACAAACAATTCTGGCCCACGTTCACCCACGACATAAGGGTTTCCGCGCTGTACGGGGCCACCTATGGCCTTCATAGGTGTACCGCCAAGCGATGGAAATGCTGCCGTTATCGCATTCGTGATAAAGCCGGTGATCTGTTTGACAACAAACACGCGGTAAAGTTCCTTGATAATATCAGCGGCCATTGCGCGGAATGCATCTTTGGCCTTCATGGTGCCGTCAACCATAGACATGAATGCATCACCAAACTTGTCACCGATCATGTCAGCAACGGTTTCCACCTTCGCGCCGGTTTCTTCTGTTTCTTTACGGATGCGCTTGAAGTATGAAAATACGTCAATGACAGTCATGTTTTTCAGGTTATCGCGCAAATCTTGAATACTTGTGTATGGCTGATCTAATTCAGTACTCAAATCTTGTGATTTGAATAGCAAGTCTTGCATTGCAGCGTTGTTTGCATCCAGCCTATCCTGAAGCCCCTGAAATGCTTCAGCACCTATATCTGTCGGCAAGTTTAAATCGAAGTTTCTGTTAATCTCCTCTGCGGTTGCTCTAGTAAACTTTAAGAACTTTTCCGTTATGTTTGAAATCATAGTGAGAAACTGAAATTCTAGTTCATTGAAGTATAAAAGAGCGTTTGTTTTGAACAACTCAATTTGCTTTGCGCCACGGGTAAACGCTTCGCGCACAATTGCCGGAATGCCTGACACAACAATTACGAATGCATTTAATCCGTTTATCAATCCATTTATTACGGCTTTGCCAACTCGTCGAAGTAAGTCAAAACCTTTTACAACCAGATCAACCGCCGGACGCACAAAGTCAATAAGTGGCTGGAATGCAGTTTTCATATCTGCACCAAACCGCTTGAAGTCGAATGATAGCTTGGTTGTTTTATCGCCCATCATTGCGATAGCACCGCCAACCGCAATCAATGCACCCAAGATCATCCCTTTTGGCCCGAAGATGGAAGCAAGTTGAGGTGCTTGCATGGTCATAATGCGCAGTGCATCAGTACCCATAGAAGCCTGAACCGCCATATCTTGGAACTGCAAAGATGCCATGCCCAAACTACGGGTCATGTTTTTATTGGCCTTGCCAACGCCCTGCATCCCGCGAACGTGGCGGTTCATATTGGCCGTTGACTTCATCATGGTCTTATCAAGTGAACCAAGCTGCGCTTGTACCTTCTTCATTTCAGGCACAGCGTTTCCAACGGCATCCATGCGAATGGTTAAATTAGTCTGTGCCATTGTCTTTTTGCTCCGACTTGATCTTAAAGTATGCGACCCATTCGTTATATTCTGAAAGGCTGATTTGCTCTATTTCACCTATGGTTTTGCCAAGCAATTCAGCCAATGCAATCAGATTATATCTAAA